GTTACTCTGGTACTATTTTTACCAAAATTTAAAGTAGCTCCAGGACCACCAACAGATGTAGAAATTCCATTTTTGCTAAAATTCAAATATAATCCTTTCATAATTTTTAATCTTTTTCTGAATGAAAATCCCATAAAATCCCCCTCCTAAAATTTTTACAAAGGTTTTCTTGTTGAAACTATTTTTATAACTCTACCATTAATTTTTAAATATTCTTGTTTTTCTTCACTGATTAAAATATCATCATAATCTGTATTATCACTTTTTAAAATAACTATTCTTGTATTTTCATCTATAACTATTCTTTTAATAAAACTTTCATCATCATAAGTTACAACATATATTTTATTCTTTTGATATGCTGTATCATTGGGGTCAACCAATGCAAACTCTCCCTCTACAATAGTTGGCTCCATACTGTTGCCCTCTATTTTAACAAAAAAGCAATCATTTGGAAAATCTTCATCTAATATTGGCATTTTATATATTTCTTGTTCCAAATTTAAATATCCATTTCCTGCGCTTGCTTTCCCATATACAGGAAAATAAACGATTTTTCTCATTAAGTTTTTAATTTCAAAACTTTCTTTTTTAGTATGTATGTTAATATCATCATCTAAGAAACCTACCATTTTAAATAATTCTATAACATCTAATTTTAAAGCTTTCGCTAATTTCTTTAAATAAATAGGATTAGGTTTTCTTTTTTTTCCGTTTTCTATTCTTGAAAGATCTGATTTGTCTATATCTGTTTTCATTAACATTTGATTAGTACTGTATCCTAACTCTTCTCTTCTATTTTTTAAAAAATTTCCAATTTCTATAGCTTTTTCTTCTGTTAATTCATAATCTCTTTCTTTCATAATGGAAACTCCTTTTTTTCTTACATTTTAATACTTTCGTTGACATTTGACAACAAAAATATAAAAATAATAAAAAAAACAGTTGACATTTGACAACTAACATATTATAATAAGTGTATAGAAATTAAGAAAACAAATTTTTTTTATAAATTAAGTTGTTAATTGTCAACTTAATTGAAAATGGAGGGAATATGAAAGAAGCCAAAAACAGACCACAACTAAAAAAACTACTACAAGACGAAAGTTTAGTAGTAATTGAAAGAGTTGTAATAAACGATAGAACAGAATATAAAGAAGTATCTGAGGACATCAGAAACTTTCTTATAGAACAAATAAAAGGGCTAGATGTTAGTTACTATGAAAATGGTAAACAACATTTTAGACACGGATACACTTACTACTATATACAAGAAAAATCAATAATTCCTGTAATAGTAGAAAGTGAAATACCACAAAATATAACTTGGAATTAGGGAGTGTAAAAACTCCCTTGAAGGAGAAAAATATGAAAAAAGGAACAAAGATAGAAATAAAAGTTAATTATGCAGGAGTTGAGAAAAAAGCAATATTAGAATGTGTAAAAATAGACAATTTAGGCACTTGGTTTAAAAGAGAGGGAAAAAGAAATTTAATTCAAGCCGATAAAAATTGGTTTGAGAGTAAAAATAGAACTTGGAGGGTTATATGAAATTAAAAGAAGCATTAAAAAAATTAGATACTGAAAAATTTAATATTAATTATAACTTCAATTCTCAATACTGGGAATTAGTTATATTTACTCAAGATTATGATATAAAAGCTGAATACAAAGGAAAATTTTTAGCTAATGTATTAAAAGAACATTTTAAAGAAAAAATAGATTTAAAAGCTTCTTTAGAAGCATATTACCAGGATGGATATAGAAATTTAAGTTTAAATTATGATAATACAGACTATTCTGATAATTTTATAGCATTGAGTTTAAATGATAGATATGAAGAACAGCACGAAAGAACTTTTACTTTAAAAGATATAAATGATTTGGTTAAGAAGTTAGAAAATCTAAATGCTTTATTTACAGACTACGAGTTAGATTTAACTCAACTATTCAAGGAGGTTAAAGAGTATGGATTATATAGATAAAACAATAGGAGAGAAACTAATTGAAAAAATGTATAAAACAGTGAAAGAGTCAATAAAAAACATTGACAAATTAATAGAAGAAAATAACATTGCTGGTTATAACACTTCTTATTTAAGAGGTGTTAAAAACGGAAAAATTGAGTTACTAAAAGAAATGATTATTGAAATTAGAGAATTGGAGGAATAAAAATGTTAAAAGGAACTATTTTAGATAAATACTGGAACAAAGAAGAACTAAAGGGGCTTTCATTAAAGAGAGCCCTAGCAATTATACAACTAATGGAAATGTGGGAGGGTAAAGATGTTAGTAAAAAATGATTTTGCTAAAGCTACATTTAAAGATGTTATCAGATTTAAAATTAAGTGGATATTAAAAATATTATGGGAATTAATCTAGGAGGAGAAAATGAATTTAAATTTTAGAACATTAAAATCAAATGAAATAGAAGTTAAACCACAAATAGTAAAGGAAAATGGATTCTCTTTATTGTTATATAAAAATGCTAGGGTTGACATGGAGTTGTTAGATGAAGTAGTAGGTGCTATGAATTGGCAAAGAAAACATAGTAGAGATAATGCGAATTGCATTGTTTCTATCTATGATGAAGATAAAAAAATATGGGTAGAAAAAGAAGATACAGGAACTGAAAGTTTTACAGAAAAAGAAAAAGGACTTGCCTCAGATAGTTTTAAAAGAGCTTGTTTTAATTGGGGTATAGGTAGAGAACTTTATTCAGCACCTTCTATATGGATTAATGAGAGTAAGTATATAACAAAAAATAATAATGGAAAACTTGTTTTAAATTCAAAATTCTATGTAAAAAATATTGAATATGAAAACAGAAATATAATACATCTTGAAATAATAGATAGTAAAAATAATTTAGTTTTTAAATACGGAAAAGAACTATCAGAAAAAGAAAAAAAAGATAAAGCTATCAAAATGATTACAGAAATTTTAAAAGATAAAGATGATGGCATTATAGATAATATTTTAGATAAATATAAAAGAAATAGTTTAAAAGATTGTACAAACGAAGAACTTAAAAATATATATAATAAACTTATATAGGAGGATAAAATTATGAATTTTTATGATGTTACAAAAGATTATATTGAAAGAATGGAGTATTTAGAACAAGGTATAAATTCAGAAACAGGAGAAATGACTGAAAATAAAAATCAATTAGTAATATGGACTGATGAACTTACAAAAGATTTAAAAGATAAATCATCAAATGTAATAGCGGTTGTCAGAAATAATGAATTAACTATTGAAGCAATAGAAAATGAAATAAAAAGATTAAAAGCTATGAAAGAAAGTTTAGAAAATAAATTAGATAAATTTAAAGCTTATATAAAAAATGCAATGTTAGTAAATGGTATTGAAAAGATAGACACTAATCTAGGAAGCATTGAATTCACTAAGTCTACATCTACAGAAATTTATGATGAAAGCTTAGTTGATAGTAAATTTAAAGAAATAGTTACAACTGAAAAAATATCAAAAGAAAAAATTAAAAAAGCTTTAAAAGCTGGAGAAGAAGTTCAAGGTGCTAGATTAGTTGAAAATAAAAATTTAAAAATAGGATAGGAGGATAAAAAATGAAATATTTAAAAGATTTGACAGATGAAGAAAAACTACAAATTTATGATGAAATTTGTAGTTCTGAATTGTATCAAGAAACTTTACAAGAAAAAGGTAATGGTTGGTGTACTGAATTTTCTGAAACATTTATGATGTATAAAAATGCGGAAACAGAAAAAGGAAAAATCATAAGTGTTGAAAGATTTAAAGAAATTCTTTTTAACATTCTAAAAAACTTAAAAGGAGAAGTAAATGAATAAAGTTCTTTTAAAAGGTAGGATTACTAATAGTCCTACTTTGCTATTTGGGAAGTCTGGGATAGGGTACACAAGTATTAATCTTGCTGTTGATAGATACAGCAAGGATAATAAAAGTACAGATTTTATAAATTGCACAGCTTTTGGGAAAACAGCTGAGTTAATAGCTGAAAGATTTGTAAAAGGGCAAGAAATTCTACTTGAAGGAAATTTGAAAATTGATGTTTTTGAAAAGGAAGAAAAGAAACAATATAAAACATCTGTGATGATTGAAAAAGTTGAGTTTTGCGGAAGTAAAAAAGATAAAGAAAATAAGGAAACAGAAGAAGGAGCAACTGAAACGGACCAGAATTCTGATGAATTTCCTTTTTAAAAAAATAATAGATAGGAGCAATTAAATGGAGAAATTAGGATACACAAGACAAACACAAAAATTAATATATTGGTTACTTGATGACTTTGCTAACTTTTGGCAAGGCAATGAAGCAGGAGCAAGACCATCATTTATAGAATTAGCTTACACAAAAGAAGTAATGAAAGCTAAGTTTGTAAAAATCTACGATGGTTTTGACACTGTTAAAAACGCTCAAGCGTTCCTAATTTCTTCTATTTACAATAAGGATAATCTAACAGTAGATGAATTGACTAGCAATGTAATAAAAGCATTACAGAGCCTAGCAATTCAAAATGGGGGCTTTAGTCTATCGTTGAATGCTTTAACTCAAAAGCAAGCTAATGATTTTGTTAGATGGCTGTTTGAAATGGCTATCTATTGGGAGATACCACTTAGAATGGAAATAAGAGATTTATTTGCTCAAGATTATCATGACGCTTTTATTTATGCGACTTTAAAAAAGAAGATATGTTGTATATGTGGAAAGCCTGGAGAGTTACAACATTTTGATAGAGTGGGTACAAGTGGATATAAATCAGATACAGGCTTAAATTATAGAGTGATGTGTCTTTGTAGAGAGCACCACGACGAAGCTGATAATTGTATTTCAAGAATTGATTTTGTTAAGAAATATCACTTGAATGGAATATACTTAACATCTAAACAAGTGAAAGAATTGAAAGGAGTCTATAAAGGACACTTTCAAGCATTTAAGGAGGAATAAATGAAGTTTATTAAATTTGAATTTGGAGACGGAACTTATGAATTAATTAATTTATCTAGTATTCAAGCAGTAAGTTTTATAGACAATGAAATGATGATAGGAAGCACAAACACCGATGCTTATTATTTTAGTTCACAAAAAGAAGCTAGAAATTATATAAAAAATTTTGATGAAGTTAAAGAACTTTTATTAAAAATGTCTGAAAATTAAAAGCTAGATTATATGAATATTTCCAAAATTGAAACAGTCGTAAAAATATAAATTTGGAGGATAAAATGGGAAAAGAAAAGGTTTTAGATATAGAAGTAGTAAAAATTAATGATGTATGGAGTGCTTGGCATATAAAAAAAATAAATAGAAAAATATTAAAGAATGAAATAAAAGATAAATTCTATATAAATGATAATTGGTATCATTTTGAAATTACTGAAGGAGAAACAGATTTTTATTACTTAGTTAAAGGTATTGATTTGCAAGAAGAACCAGTATTAAATATTTATTATAAAGATGATGAAATACCAAATTTAATTGAAAACAATGAAGTTAAAGACTTGGAATTAACAATTCTTGAAATAAATGAAAAATATGGAATAACTAAGAGATGGAGAGCAGAAGAAAATGAAGAATATTATTATATAGGTTCAAGTGGGATTGTTTGGAGTGTAGGAGAGTTATTTTCTGATGAAGATAATGACAATTATAACTTAGGTAACTATTTCAAAACAGAAGAAGAAGCACAAAAAATTATAGACAGCAAAGAATGGCAAAAGTTTTGGGAAAAAGTTAGAAATGGAAAGATTGGAGGCTAAGATGTTATTAAAAAAAATAATTATGTTTTTATTGTTAATGCCTTTTGGGGCGTTAGTAGGGGGTGGGACTTACAATAATATGGGTTATTATAGTACAGTGGTTCTTAGATAAATTAGATTAGGAGAGGAAAATGTGGAAGTGTAAAGAATGTGGGTGTACTCATTTTAATTTGTTTTTTAGTGGAAAAATAGAAACTGAGTTCGATAGTGTTGAAGTTGTAGAAACGTATCCTGCTACTTTAGAAATACTTAAAGAAAATTATGTTGAATGTATAGAGTGTAAAAACAAAAGTAAAAATATAGAAGATATAGCAACTTGGGAGGGAGAAGATGAGAGAGATTAAATTTAGAGCTTGGGTAAAAGATAGAAAAGCAATATTTGAAGTCGTATTAATTAATTATGTAACTAAAAAGGTAACTTATTTACTTGAAAGAGTTGGAGATTTGTTAAATATAAGACACGAGAAATTTAATGATACTGAACTTATGCAATATGCAGGGTTAAAAGATAAAAATGAAAAAGAAATTTATGAGGGCGATATATTTCATATAGGCAGTAAAAAAATTCTGTATGTTGTAGAATGGATAGATTGCGGATTAAAAGGAAGACAAATAAAAAATAAAAGTTGGATAGGATTAGATTATTGGAAAGATGATATAGAAGTGATAGGAAATATTTATGAAAACCCAGAAGTGATAAAGGAGGATGAGTAAATGATTAAATATGTTGCAACTGTTAAAATAGAAGGCTTTGAATTGAGCCGAACGATAAAAGTTGAATTATACAAGACTTACTACATGACAGATGATGAACTTGAAGAAGTTGAGAGAGAAATAAAAACTGATTTAAAAGAGACTTATGGAGATATAGAAATCGTTAATTACCATATAGGAGTGTGTGAAAATGGAAATTGATTTTAATAAATTAACTAATTATAAGTCAATAGCTTATGCAAATGAATTATCACAGTTTAATAAAGTGGAAGAGGAATTCAAAGAACTTTCAAATGAAATTGAAGTTAGAAGTTTAACGTATAGGTTTATAAAAGATAGAGATAATTTTGTAGCTGAGAGCTTAGACTTAATAACTGCTACGATTAATTTACTTTTAATCATTGGAATAACTGAGAAAGATTTTGAGAAGCATATAAACAAGCTAGAATATTATAAGAATGTAAAGTACAAATAAAAGAGGTGGAGTAAATGGAAGCTTTAACATACAATGCTAAGGAAGTAATGGAGCTTTTAAAATGTTCTAGGGCAACTGCTTACAGAGTAATAGACAAGATGAATAAAATACATTGTAAAAAAAATAAG